CAGGAGATTTTACTATTGTATTCCCTGCTGCTGCGTCTTCTACTGCTATTATCAGAATAGCTTAACGGGAGCCAAGCGTGGCTGCTGGATGGGGTCGTTCTGGATGGGGTATTGGTCCTTGGAGCGAACCTGCTGAAACCCTTGTAAATGTTACTGGATTAGCAGCAACCTCTGCTTTAGGTACAGCCCTTGTTGATGCAGAAGCAACTATTGCTATTGCAGGACAAAACGCTACTGGAGGTATAAGCGGAGTTGGTGTAAATGCTCAAGCTGTAGCAGTTCTCCCGTCTATCGTATCTTCTGTTGGAACTCCAACGGTAATTGCTGACGCAGAAGCAAATGTTTTTCCAACGGGCCAAGCAGGAACTTCTGCCCTTGGAACAGTTACAGTTGATGCTGAGTCAAACGTAACACTTATAGGAATCCAACTTACCTCAGCTCTTGGAACTGTAACTCAAACAGGCGAAGCAAATATAACGCCTGGAAGTCAAGTTGGAACTTCTGCTTTAGGTACAGCAACCGCTGATGCTGAGGCAAATGTTACTTTAGCTAGTCAAATAGCAACATCTGCTTTAGGTACAATTACTACAGAATCTCAGGCTTCTGTATTATTAAATGGCCTAGTTAGCACTCTTGGAAACGTATCTGTAAATGTTGCGGGTGATGCAAACGTTATTATAACAACAGGCGTTGCAGGAACATCTGCAGCAGGATCTCCGACTCTTGTAACTAATAACAAGATTTCTGTTTCTTTAAATGGATCTACAGGCCAAGTTGGATCTTTTACTTTTAATGCAAAAGCTAATGTTTATTTAGTTGGAGTATCAGCAACAGCAGAAGTAAAACCACTTTTAATATGGTCGCGTATTGATGAAACTCAAACTCCTCGATATACTACAGTAACTAGTACGCAATTACCAAGTTGGGAAGAAGTAGCGTAGAATACAAAAACAGAGGTAAATAAATGGCAAGCACATACGTAAATGATCTCAGATTAAATGAGATGGCAACTGGAGATCAGTCAGGTACTTGGGGCAATACAACAAATA